ATGTCAGAAGGCCAAAGAAGATCTGCCGTTGCCAGGAAACGGGCAGCTGCCAATGTGGGACCTAAACCTACAAACGTAAAAACATTTACAAAAAGAAAAAGCATGAGCATGGGAGGTCTTGCATAATGAGAAAGCAAGACAAGATGCCTGCTAGAAATAAAAAAAACTTTCGTTCGACTAAGTCGGGCGCAGGCATGACAAAGGCCGGGGTCGCTGCCTACAGAAGAATGAATCCTGGTTCAAAACTAAAAACAGCGGTTACTGGCAAAGTCAAACCAGGATCTAAAGCTGCGAAGAGACGTAAGTCCTTCTGCGCAAGAAGCGCCGGACAAATGAAAAAATTTCCTAAAGCTGCTAAAGATCCTAATTCTAGACTACGTCAGGCTAGAAGAAGATGGAAATGTTAAAAGACGTAATACTACAAGCATTAGAAGATAAATATAACGCTCAGATATCAGAAGCTGAAGCAACTTTAAAAATATATTTCACAAACTCTGTTGGTATTGGAGAACATCCACAACACGTAGAAGAGTGTGATAAATTAATAAACAAGATTGCAGAGGCTGAAGACAAACTGCAAGTGTTAAAGGAGTTTAAAGATGATTAATTTTATTAAAAAAATATTAGGTATCAGTGATCTAGAATATAAAGTTAGATTACTACAAAGAGCAAAATATTGGAGGGAGAAATATGGTAAAAAAACTCAATAAGGTAGCCAAGGCATTAAGCAAAGCTTCTAAGCTACATAAAAAACAATCTAATGTTATTAAAAAACATATTAAGGAGATGAAACGTGGCGGATCCAAAAGTAGGAACAGGTAAAAAACCAAAAGGGTCTGGTAGAAGATTATACACGGATGAGAATCCTAAAGACACTGTTAGTATAAAATTTGCAACTCCTACCGATGCCAGAAAAACTGTAGCTAAAGTTAAAAAAGTAAAAAAACCTTTTGCAAGAAAAATACAAATCCTAACTGTTGGAGAACAGCGTGCCAAAGTTATGGGTAAATCACAAGTCGCTGCTATATTTAAAAAAGGCAAAGAGTCTATAAGGAAAGGAAGAAAAAAATAATGGATGATTTAACATTTGTAGAAAAAATAAAAAGAATAATTAAAATGAGACATGACGATGTTGTGTCTGCTATGGTTTCCGGTGGTGTTGACAATATGGAGAAATACCAGTATATGTTAGGACAGATACGAACGTATCAATATTTAAATCAGGAAATATCCACCCTGCTAAATAAAAAGGAGCAAAACGACAATGAAGGGACAGTCATCAGTATCAAATCAAAAGATACACCTACCAAATAAAGAATTAGTTGGTGTCAAAAAAGAAATAAACGAGTCATCAAAATTACCTAAACCAACAGGTTGGAGAATTTTAGTTTTACCTTTTAAACAAAAAGAAAAAACAAAAGGTGGATTAATACTAGCAGACGAAACAGTAGAACGATCACAAGTAGCATCAACTTGTGGTTTAGTTTTAGATATGGGTCCACACTGCTATGATAAAGAAAGATATCCAGAAGGCCCATGGTGCAAAAAAGGT